TTCGTTCACTTGATTATTGTCCAAAACTCGACCACGCGTTCCGATTGTTACTTCTCGAATTCCGTCCGCGTATTCAATTAATTTTTGCTTAATATATTCCAGTGATTTTGTGTCCGGAGTTATTATTGAAACCGGATTGGATAAAACCGGATCGTCACTTGTTTGCGGTGCGGGAATTTCGAAAATTGTCCCCGGTCCGATTTCCTCACGGTCTGAACAAGCCGGACATTTTGTTTGTTTGGTTTTAATTTGTTCCTGGCCGTTTTCGTAGATTGCGTAATCCGTTGAAATGAAACCATTGTCGCACCCTTCAAAATTACAAAGTTCTTCGAATGTCGTTATAATTGGGAAAGTCCCGTATAAATCCGCGTATTCCTTGAATGTGTCTTCAACCAAATATTTGTCCAATCGTCCCAATACTTCCGTAATTGGCGATTTCTTTTCAACCGTGTTGGATCCTTTTAAGTTTTGATTCCAAAAATATGACGCCGGGCAATAACCTAAATTGTGCGGATTGTCGACAATTGGTTCTCCAATGATTTTGTTTCCGTCTACATTATAAACTCGATACGAAGTTGAATCATAAACCGCCACCGTGTTTTTGTTTACCTGAAAAACAACGTATTTAATTGCGCCGTTTTTGTCCGATTTCACGTCGATAATATTCGAAACGTCAACAAAATAATAGTAAGGTTTTCCGATTCCATCCGTTGGCATATCGACAACCAAAATCGAATTGATTGAATACCGTAATTGATCGAAACCAATTGTTTTGAAAAATTCGCGGTCCTTCAATTCTTTATTCAAATATGATTTAAAATCCGTCGCATTGTCTGGATTCGAAAATTCATAATTGAAAAAAGGATTTTGACCGTCAAAAATTCGTTGGTATTCTTGATAAATGTCTTTCGTTATTTCGAGCGAAACAACGGGCAATCGTAACAACTGACAAAATCGATTGAATTTGTCGCGCGTCAAATAACTTTCAACCCAGGCCAATAAATCGATAAAAGCCGGATTGGACCGGATGTTTTCGATTTCCGTTTCGCCGTGTAGTCTTAACCTATTTTGATGCCTTTCGGCGTTTTCTAATAGGTTTCTTTTCGGCCGGTTCTGGATTATCGCTTGGACTTGTTTTTTTTCTAATTGCATTGTTGACAAATTCAAATTCGCTTTCGTTCGGAAATTTCCAATCGCATTTTTTTAAAGATAATAAACGAACGGCGTGTCCAACCTCGAAAGACTGGACGCGACCGCCGTTTGTTATTAGTTCAATGACTTTTGCCATTATAGGTCGGTTAATGGATCGAAATCCGCCGGAGTTTCAATTGTTTGATACTTCGACCAATCCTTTTTCATATTGAATGAAAGTGCGTGCGTGTCGTTTGTTGCGAACCCTTCGTTGTTTGTGTCCCCTACAAAAAAGCTAGATATTGGAAACCCAATATAAGACGACGCAACTTTTTCTTGGCAAATAATATCGCCGTTTTCATTGAAAAAGTAAACAACTAAATTTTTCTCACATCTAAGGTCGAAAAGTGCTTGGATTACTTCTTTTGAAAGCGATTTAAACATTCCAGTAAATTGCGAAGGATTAACGCCGACCAATTCACTTTCGCCGTTTAACGTTGAATTATCCCCACCGCCGTTTGTAATTGATTCGCCCGCCGTGATTATAGCTTCGTGAACGAATGGAGTAACAACAACGTGCGTGTCGTCAACTGCTGACGTTAACGTTTGCCAATCCGCCAACAACGTGATGTCCTTTCCGGCCGTACCGTCAAAAGTAAATCCAGTTCTTTGAATTGCGAATTTTTGAATTTGATTAAAATTTTCCGGGCAAGTTTGCGACGGAATGTCCCCGATCGTCGTTGGATTCGGGCATTGACAACTTAATGACATAATTTTTTGTTTTAAAATTAAAAATTTACCGTTTTCGTTTCTACCCTTAAAAATCGACGTCGGAATTATTGTTGTTGTAAATATACAAATTTTTTCATATAAAAAAACGGGATTGAATTTCACTTGAAAAACAACCCCGAAAACCACAAACAAAAATTGTTTTTAGTTTAGGCTTATTCTTTCAAAGGTATTCAAATTTTCCAATTCGAACGCGATTTCCTCAAAACTTAATTGAACCAAAACAGAATGAGCCATCCCCATTAAATAAAGTTCGCAAAAGTTTTTGTCCCTTGCGTGCGCAATGTAATGCGTTAAATCGAAACAAAAGTCGTCCCAGGTTTCTGAAATCAATTGTTCGTTTTCGTCATATTCCCGCGTTAATACTTTCGTTCTTAATGTCATTTTAATTCCTTCGTTTTATTCCTTTCCTTGTTTGTCTGTCCATTCCGATTTTGTCAAAACAAACATAACGAACCGAATCGATTCCGTGATTATAGTTGTCGATCGGTTTGTTTAAATATTCGCCGTCCTTCGTTTTCATCCATTGGTAATTCGAAAATTCGTCAATCAAATTGACCGATTTTTTATGGATGTTGATTCGGTAACGTTTTAAAATGTCAATTCCGTTTTTGATTGAATCCGGTCCCTTCTTTACTCCGCGAATTGCACGAAATCCCGCGCGTCGAATTTCCGCGATTGATTTTGGTTCGGACGAATCCGCGACAATGTCATCCAACGAACCAACGTCAAACGATTTCAATCGGTTCGCAATGTCTGGATTTGTCAAACCCGTTTCGAAACAAAGTTCTTCCATCCATAATTCCCCGCCCTGGTATGATACTTTTACAATCGCCGTTGGATCGTTCGTGAAACCAAAATCAAGTCCGTATGCGGTCCACTTTGGATTGGCCGGCATTGAATCGCACGTTTCCCAATTTTGAAAAATAACGCCCTCCAATGAACCAATTTCCCCCAGTCCGTAAACTTTCCAAAATTGTTCGTCCCCGCTGATCAAATTCCCGTCCGCATCAAAAACCGGCTTTCGTGATTCGATCGCGTCAATAATTGATTGGTCCAACAATGGTTGCCCGGTTATGTGGTCGACGTTGTCTTTGTATGTTGATTTTATAAACGAATATTTTTGGCCTGGTTGCATTAATTTCGTATGAGCCCAAAAACGGGAAACCGGATTGAAATCCAAAAATATTTTGTCCCGTGTTCGAATTTCCAATTGTGTGAATGCGTCCCAGGTTATTCGATTGCATTCGTTAACAAATAAAATTTCCCGTCGCGCCCCTCTTAATTTTGCGTCGTTGTCCGCGCTGAAAAATTCAAAATTGAAATTTCCCAATTTATACGTGAAATCGGTTTTGTTGTGATTTTCTTCCGAATACAATCCGCACTCCATTAATATTTTTAAAAAATCCCTATACGCGCCCCGTTTTAAATGCGGTATCGATTCGGCAACAACTGAAATCAATTTGTTGGTTTCGGATCTTAACGCCCAAACAATCAAAAATTGAAGTGTCGAATAGGTTTTCCCCGAACTTGTTCCGCCCTGGTTTATGACAAACCGGTTTGTTTTAAATCCGTTTGCAATGTTTTCGAAAAGTTTCGATAATTTCATCAACCGTCGATAAGGTCGTCCAATTTACTTTCAAGGCTTCCAGAAACCGAAATATTTAATTCCGTTTTGTTTGAATTTTCGTTCCTATTTTTCAAACCTAAATCCGACGCAATAATCGACGAATTGAACGCGCCAACCGATGCGCCCTCCAATTTTTGGTTGTAAATTAATTGTTCGATACGCGTAACGAGTTCGGAAAAATCTTTGGAAACGTCCTTCAAATCTTTCAACACTTCCCAGGCGTGAAGTCCGCAAAAATGAGCGAATCCAAATTTTGTCATTGGTACGGTGTGAAGGATTGTAACTTCTTTCGCGTCCTTTCCTCTAAAATCCATCGTCGGCCATTTGGACGATTTCGATTTAATATGGTCAACGTATTTGTTCCAAAATTCCAATAATTCTTCGATTGATTTTATCGCCCTCGGACGCCCTCTTTTTATTTTATAATCCATTTCGATTTCCCTTTTCGATTTAATCAAATATACAAAAATTTTGAACGAATTTAATCGTGGGCGACCGGGCGGATTAATTCGGTTTACTCTCTCTTTGTTTTTGTTATTATTTACTTTTCTTTTTTTTTCTTATAGATTGTTAGTTAAAGTGCAAAAGAAATAAATAGTAATAAAATAATATAATATAAATATAAGATAATCAAAAACTTACAAAGTTTAATTAAAGTAATACTTTAAAGGGCGGAGTCAAAAAACGATCTGTTTTTAAAAACCTTGTTCCGCCTTTTTTTGTACTTTTAAATAAAAAAATTATGAAAAAAGAAATTGAAATCAAAAAAGACGTTGATTTTTGCATAAAAAAAGGATGTTATAAATCCAGTTTTAACCGTGGGTTATGCGAAAAACATCAGTTTAAAACCAAAAAAACAGACATAAAAAAAGCCGAAAAAAAGGGAATTAAGCCGTTACAATATGAATATAAAATTTGGGCGGGAATGAAACAAAGATGTTTAAATATGAATAATCCAGGTTATAAAAATTACGGCGGACGTGGAATTTCAGTTTGTGAACGTTGGTTAACTTTTTCTAATTTTATCTACGATATGGGCG